CCATTTTTAGGAGTAATCTTTTCGTTTAATGCTTTGCGAACTGCACGAAGTTCCTCTCCAATAGCATTTTCTCTAACGCTAACATCAACAAGAATTTTTTTGCCTGCTCCTCCGGCGACGGCCTCCGCTAGATCATTGCGAATTTTAGTAGCATCTTTTGGCGCAATTTTACCAAGAGTGCCGGTTATCTTAATGCCAACTTCTTTGCCTTGCAAATTATCAAGAGCCGCGTCAAGTTTTTGGGCAGCTTCCGTTTCACTCTTGATATTGGTAGCAATTTCTAGTCTATACTTTCGCCTGTTTATATTTGTTGCAAGTTTGTTGAGTTCTTGCTGGATATTAAGGCGATCAAATTTGACATTGATTGGCATTTGATAGCCAACCGCCACACTGCCAAGTTGCGCCAGTTGCTGCCGAAAAAAAGCAAGATCAAGACCTACCTGAAGCTTCAGTTCCGCAGCGGCCATGATCTACTCGTCCTATTACCTTTCAGTTTAGCTAATTATTCGCCATTGCTACGCGCTGATGCGCTTTTTAATTCTTCAGCCAGTAAACCAATCACCCTACCATCCATTGCCTGCGTCTTCATCAATCGACGTAACACGTCCATGCTCTTGTCGCTAACGCCATGCTCAGTGCGAATCTTGCGCGTATCAAAGGGCAGGAAATCTTGCGGGGAAATTTTAGTCTTCTTGCCACCAAGAGATCCCGCTACAAACGAACCAAGTTTTGCAATGGAAATGCTTTCAAGGTTGTACCTTGCCACATCATGCTTTTCAATCCAACTTAATGCTGCATTGACATCAGAAATTCGCTGGCCACCAAAGTTCTTGGCAGACCAGCGTTCATCGTTGTAGCTACAAGAATTGAGACGAAAGTGAATATCGTCCCATTTTACTAGGCCTTTCAGAAAGGCTTTAGCTTGTTTTTCTAGGCGTTCGGCAAGACTTCCTTCGTCTTCCGTGGCGCTTTTTTTGCTGCATTTGCATCACTCACCTCCTGCTCTTGCTCAGAAGCAATAAATTCCATGGCCTTGGCAATCACGGGCCGCCCCATGGTCTTAGTGTCTTCAATGGACCAGTCGTCTACGGCTTGCCATTCGCCATCAATGAGGCCCTCACCGCGACAACGCACAAACGCTGTCACCATGCGGGCATTACTGGTTTCGATGCTGCCGCCGCTGCTGATCATGCCCAGCGTCTCTTCAGTGAAGTCGCTAAGCAGTTCCATTTCACCAAGGTCAGTGCCACCCTGGAGCAGCGCAAAGGCTTCGTCCAGCTCGATGCCTTTGGCAGTGGCAATACGCTTTGCCAGTTGCACAGCACGAATGGTGGCTTGGCTTTGCACCTTACTGATTTCTTCTTGCTCAATCGCCTCGGCCACTAGCCAGCCGCCATGCTTTCGCAGGCGAAGGTTTTCCGTAAGTGCAAAATATTCTGCCTCTTTGGACTGAAGGAGAAAACTATACTTGCTCATGGGACAGGATGGTAAGAGAAGCGTTGAAGACCTTCACGCGCTCGCTGCTAGAGCGAAACTCCTTCGGCACTTCAACGATGAGACGATGATGTTCGTTTGTAATTCTAATGGTAGTTTCCACGCAGGCAATCAAACACAATATGCCAATGTCAAGGGTGCTTTCAGAAAAAGAGCAATTGATGGCATGCACCCGGCCATCGTCGCTTTTTAGGTAGTCGATTTCCATTAGAGGGCAGCCATGGCCTTTCTTACTCGCAGTTTAAAGTTGATGCCCGGTGCTTTCAAGAAAAAGGAAGATGCCACTGAAATGTCATCAGTGAATGGTCGCGCTGTAGTATTGCTGCCAAGGCCTTCGTGAACATAGATGGCGTATTCTTTTCCGCTGGTATTCTTTGCATCCCAATGCCAATTAGCTGTAACCATCGCTCCAGTATTTTCAAACACAGTTTTTAGCCCACTTTCATACAAATCTCCAAGATCGTAAATGTCTCTTGGGCTATCAACAGTCTGTCCATTCTTCCGTACAGTTGGCTTGTCGCCCAAGTCATAATCCCATTTTGACATGTTTTTAAATTGCTCATCCCAATGCTTTTTGTTAATGTCTTCTTCCACCCAAATGTTAAAGGCTTGAATTAGGGCATTTTCAATGTTTTCGGCATTGATAAGTTTTGCACCAATAATTGCCATGGTTAAATTGCAGGATAAAGATTGCGAACAGTCATGTCTGGAATGATGAAACGGCAGCGTTCATAAGCCACGTCATCTCCAGGAAAATAACGTACAGTTGCGTCAGGGAAGCGCCTAACCATTCGGTCCATAGCATCAGCCAGGCTAGTACCAGAAGCCGTGTATTGTACCATCACTGCCTCCCATTGCTGCAACACTCGCACTGTTCCCATCATTGCGGTGGGCAAGCGTTCAGGGAATTCTCGCATGGTCACCTCCAAGCCAGTTACCTTCCATTCAGAAGGTACAGACTGCCTCCCTACAACATAAATGGCTGGAGTTGTAGTTGCATTTGGCAGCGTGTAGGTGCCCAGCAAACTCGGAGAGTCAGTCAAAAGCGTATTGATGGCGTCTCGTAGCTGGGTGATGTTCATGGTATTAAAAAGCCCCTCCTTAAGGAGAGGCTAGCAAGAAACAATGGGGATGAATCAGTTGGGAGCGCTTGGGATGATGCTGCCAGTTTCAGAGGCATTCTGGTTGATGCCAATGCGACCACGGCTCATCACATCAAACGTCACTTCAACGAGGTTATCGGCAGGATAGCTTTCGTTCAAGTTCATCACACGACCCACATAGGCCACGCGATCGTAGAAATAAGTGGTGCCACTAACGCCAAGTTGCTTGTTCACTTCAAAATACACTTCTGCGTTTTTGTCGTAACGAGCAGTAGCGATAACTTGGAATGCTTCATCGAAACTGTTAGGAACAAACACTGTACCATCCACGTCCTTTTGGAAGTAGGTGGTAACAGAAGCAGAGGCGCCAGCAGTGACTACAACGCTATCAGTGAAGCCACCGCCGCCAAGCAGGTAGAACTCAGTGTTGTTGTCGTTGAAAGCCAAGGAGGCGGTTGTAGCGGCCTGTAGCGTGTACAGCGTAGGAGCGCCGCTAACGGTGAAAGTTGCACCACTTTGAGTGATGAGGGGGCGAGTGGTGCCAGTAACAGAGCCAACACGAATGATAACGTCTTGGCTCTTAACCAGTTCTGTGGGGTGGTAGAGAGTCATTTGTCCTCGATGGGAGAATGTGGGGAACGATTAAGCGTTCAAGACGCTTCCTTTACCAACCAGTCTAAAGATACCTCTGATTGGTGTGCCAAGAAATTGCCAATAATGTTCAACAAGTTGTTCATTAGGCAATAGCTCAAACCGTCCCTCTCTCCCATTGATAGTTGCAGAAGCACTATTACCAGGAGAAACGCCAGATAGGGCCAGTGGTCCAGTTAGGCGTCCCTCCATATACACGGCAGTATTATCAGCACCGAGCAGATAATCGTACCGTGGATTGGTTTTTTGCTTCAAGCTGGCATAATACACTACTCCGCTTGACACGGGAATGTAATTACCAGTGGATGCATCAACAGTGTAGCCAGAAGCAACGCTCCACTCAAGAGTGGCATTAGCTAATGGCGACGTTCCGTTGATCATGCGACAAAACCAATGGTGAAAGAACCGGCGACGGTTTCTAGCATTCGCTTGAACTCTTGGCCATATTGTGTGGCTTCAAGTCCTTTGCCATAAACCTTGCCATCTGTGGCACCAACTTGGATGCCCATTTGTGCAAGTTGAATGGCAATAATATGAGCCGCTAAATGCTTCACGGCGCGATCTGTTTGATCTCCAAACACATCACTAGAAGCATCAGTGGTAGCCTCTGAGATGGCTCCATTTACAATCCCCGATGGATGGGGAGTGAATTCTGGAAAGCGATCAAGGAATCCTGCGTAAGAGACTGTCATAATCAGGCCCTTCCGGCTTTGATAGATTCAACGCGCTTGGCAATGGCATTGCGCACCCTCACGCGACCTTCGATTTTCTTCCATTCAACCAATTGCTCGGTAGTTTGGATGATTTCAATGGTACGGATGGCTTCAATCAAGGGCAGATTAGACAGGGACTGAACATCCTGCGGAATTTCTTCTACAGTAAGCCGTTCCTGTACTTCTTCAATGGCGCCAATTGCCATAAGGCGCTTGACTGTGGCATTTTGACGGGCCTGTAACCATTGTTGTTCTGGCACTTCTTGGTTGAGGCCAGGAGCTAGTTGAATTAAACCAGCTTCAGTGACAACTCCAAAGCCACCTTCACGAGGCGGATTTTCCAGGTCCGGGCGGTAAGCAATCAACATTGTGAATTGTTCTTAAGAACTGCTGACAGCTTAACGCCTTTCCCTTTCAAAATCAAGAAGAAGCTTGAACGTAGATAACGCTCTTGGGGTAGTACAGTGCCACACCACCCACGCGAGCGTGAGCAGGAACAATGAACTCCAGACCACGCTGTTGAGCGGGGAACAGTTCCAGGGGCTGAGGGATGTGCAGTTGCACTTTCTCGGGATCGCGCTTGTACACCACCATACGGCTGGTATTCAGCTTGCCACCATTGTTACCCTTGGTCAGTTGGTTGATGGGCTCAACGTTACGGATGTAGGGGTTGGTGCGCAGGAAGTATTCCAGAACCGTCACGTCCGAAGAATCGGAGTTGCGGGTGGTGCTGACCTTGTTGTAATCTTCGTAACCCAGCAGGATGGTGTCGGGCTGCTCTTTCATCTTCGAGCCGTTGATGATGGCGCTAACGCCATAATTCAGCAGTTCGTTCATTTCTTGAGCAGTGACGGCAGCAGTGGTAAACCACTTATCAGCCGCAACAATGTCAACAGCGGAGTTGTTGAAGAAACCAGCAAGGTTAACAGTGCTTTCGCCAAAGAGAGCAACGCTTTCCACTTTCTCTTCATAAGCACGACGCACTGCAGCAGCACGACGTTGCTCAAGGGCAATGTTTGCCATTTGAGCGGCCCGCAGTTCCTGCACGGTATAACCGAAGGAACCACCAAAAGAGCGGATGTTGATGCTCTTCTCCACTTGGCTGATGTCAGCACGAGGAAGGTCAGAAGCAGCGTCAGCAAGCAGGCGGAACTCACCAGTCGAATCCATGATCCGATAGGTGAAAGTTTGTGCGCCAGGGCCAGCTTCGCTAGTCACAGGCAAAATGGTCGAGTATTTGATGTCAGCGTACTGAATTTCAAATACTTGGGGACGGATGAACTCAAGCTGACGCTCAAGAAACAGGCCCGCCGTATCCATGCGAAAATCGGTCATGAGGGTGCTCCTATCAAGAATCGGCGGAGAGGGTGAAGCTCGGGCCGTTCAGCTCAAGCACTGCCAGGCCACTACCAGTGGTAGTAGAAAGGAAGCGAGCGTTGGAAAGACGGACGGTCTTACCCGAAGCAAAAGCATGGCTGAATTGACCAATCTTGCCAGTGCCGCTAGCCACATAAAGCACGCGAACAACTGAAGCAGGAGTGACAGCGCCAGTCACATAAACGGCAACAGCGCCTTCGTTGGCGACGTTCATCACTTGTTGAACCTTCACACCAGGACGGCCATCGCCATTCAGTGCAGTTTCGTCAACATAGGTGAGAACATTCAGGCCAACAACAGTGTCGCTAGCGCCAGAAATGGTAGTAGCAGAGTTGGCAACAGTGCCAGCAGTGTTGTACACTTGCACACCACCGAAAGGCTGCACAACGGCAGTTTCGTTGATGTAGGTGCCAATGGTATTGTTGCGAATGTCAGAGAGTTGACCTTCGTTGAAACGGTCATGCGTGAAAGCATAGCTTTGTTGCACACCACCAACAGAGGCAGTCCCCGAGGCGGAAAAAGTAACGGCCATGGATCAGCGCTCCTTAGAGACGGAGAGGGGAGTTTTCCATGCATTTTGCGTCCGTTCCATGTAGGAAGAGGGCGCAGACATGGGGGAAGCAATGGAAGCAACGGCTTGGCGCAGTTCTTTCGTGCCGGAATCGTCACGGGAACCAGCTTCAACCAAGGTGTCGAACATGGCAGTAACGTAATCATCGGAACGAGCCGACAGATCAGCATCACCACGAACGGCCTTGATGGAGGCTTCCATGATTTCACGGGCAGATTTGCCAGCAAAATCAAAAGCAGAATCAAGGGAAGTACGAGCTTGGTCGATTAGCGCAATACGCTCTTCGACAAGGCTGTCAACATTGACTTGCTTGGCGCTATCGAGATCAGCCTTAAGGGCTGTATTCTCTTCAGCGAGAGCATCAGCGCGACCCTCGGCAGAGTCTTGCTTGGCCTTCATTTCCTTTTCCATGGCATCCATTTCTTCCTTCATTTTGGAAGCTTCGGCCATGGCATCTTCATATTGGCGTTTCATGTCGGCGTAGCTGCCTTTTGCGTCATCGCGTTCAGCAGAGATCGCGGCAGCTAGGGCCGGATCAGCCTCAAAGGAAACGCCGTCGAACGCAATGTTCGCAGACATAACTGCTCCTTGTGAGTGGGTGATTAAATCATTGACAGCGGCATCCGCTGAATCAAGCATGAGGCGAACTTGCGCCCCACCCCTAGCTCTGTTAACAATTGCCACATGATTGCCACGAATGTTTTTCTGAATGCCATCGTAATGTTGGCCGTCAGAAGTGACTCCTGGCTCAGGAGAGTAATCAACTTTGTAACCACATGAGACTTCACGAACGTTGCCGCGCATGATTTCATCAATGGTTTCTTTGTCGGTTACCGTCAAGGTGGATTCAACAAAGCCTTCGGAATACGAGACATCTGCACTGGTAAAACCAATTGCATAGTCCTTTGTGTTGGATGCGTCCAAGAGAACAGGAGGATGTTCTTTTGTCACGCACTTTTCCCTGAAGCTATCCAAGGCTGCGTTAGCGGCCACTTCTTCTTCTGGTCTGTACTCCAAGCGGATACCACCATTTGCATCCGTGTACGACTGAATGCCTGTACGGGCAATCCGCGCTTTTACGCGCAAGTATCCTTCATCCGTGAACTCGTAGTTCTGGATGGCCGATACGTCGTAGCGGAAACAATTGAGTGAATCCATGTTTTAACAATAGCAAACTAAATAGTACCTACTATGATGTTTGAACCATGCGTGAATCACATGACTAGCTTTCTGGGAAACAATGTCAATGCCTTGCGAATGCCGCACTACGAAAGACGATTGCTCGTGGCTAAACGCATGAAGGATGCCAGGCAAGACAGCGGCCTAACGCAACGAGACATTGCTCAATATTTGCACATTGGACAAGCCACTTATTGCCGCATGGAAAAAGCTGAAACAGAACCATCTGCTGTTCAACTTGCCACGCTTAGTGGTCTCTATGGTTTGTCTGTTCTGTGGCTACTTGGCATGCCCAATTTTGTGGTCAACGCGGCAAAGCATTAATCGTCGTCTTCATCTTCTTCGCGCAACTCTCGCAACTGATCTTCAATGTTTTCCATTACATATGACTTAGCAATTGCCTGCACTTCAAAAACTAACATCTTGATTGGTTCAAAATAAGAATCTGGCTGTCGGTAGACGGATTCACAGTAAATGTGTGTTTCGTCAAGGCGACCATTCTTGAAGCATTGCTTCTCCACCAAATGCCATTCACTGGTATTTCTATGCTCATTAGTAGAAAGCACTGCCAGTGCCTTCAACACTCCAATGCCGTCCTCGTCTTCCCTTTCAATCACCTGAACGTATTCACTCATCGGACTGCCGCTTTTCCACCATTTTAATCACACGATTTGCCCACGCCCTACCGGCGCTTCCCCCCCATAATTGTCCTGAAATAAATCCTGCATCATCCTCTCCACCTGCAAAATTCTTTGCATGGCGAGAAAAAAACGCAGCCATTCGCTTGATTGTGTCAAAACTTACACTCTCCCCATTGGCCAGGGAAGTAGCACGCGCCACGCCACTCCCAATGCCCTGTTTTCCGGCCTCCTGGGTGGTCAGACCACCTTTGCCATACTTCTTGCGTAGTTCAAGCCCACGACGCGCTGCAGCCCGTACAGCCGATGGAGGGGAGAA